GGCCGGCGCGCATCGGCTCAGGGCTCATGAAATCCTCGGGAAGGAGGAAATTGCCGCCTCGATCTATGAGCCGGAAACCGCCAACCCGGCGCTCGAACTCAGGCATCACGAGATCGTCGAAAATATCGGCCGGCGCGAGCTGTCGCCGCTCGACCGCGCCGCCTCGATCGCCGAGCTGCAGAGGGTCCACAAGGAGCTCTATGGCGACCGGCGGGGCGGCGACCGGCGAGCAAAAGTGCAATCGTTGCACTTTGATTTTGGCGACGAGGTCGCCGCCAAGATGGGGCTGTCGCGACGGTCGGTTTTTGCCGACATCGAACTGTGGAACGGCCTGTCGGCCGCCAGCCGCAAACATGTCACCGGCACCTTCCTCGCCGACAATCGCGCCCAGCTGCGCGAACTGTCGAAGCTCGACCATGCGCAGCAGGAGAAGGCTCTCGACCTGATCCTTGCGAACGAACCACAGGCCTGGAAGATCGCCGACGCGGTGGCGATCATCGAGAACCGGCCGCGGGCCAGGGACGGCGACAAACGCGCCTACGCCAAGCTGCAGAAGGCATGGCTCGACGCGCCGCGCAAAGTGCAGAAGCAGTTCCTCGAATTCCTGCGCGACATCAAGGCGCACAAAATGATCGGGGGCGAGTGATGGCGATCCCCGTGCCGATGAAGGCCGATCCCGCAGCGCCCAAGCCGACGCTCGACCACCAGATTGCCGAGGTGCGCCGCGAACTGGCGCTCCGCCGCAACGTCTATCCCAAATTCGTCAGTGCCGGGAAGATGAAGCAGGCGGAGGCCGAGCTCTGCATGGCGCGGATGGAAGCGGCGCTCAAGACGCTTGAGTTTGTGCGCGAGCACCTCGACGTCATCGTCGAGGCCGTCCACCCGCTGCGGACGGTGACGCCATGACCGAGTGGTTCACCGCGCAGGAGCTCGCAGAGCTGAGGCTGCCCGGCCTGCCGCAGTCGAAGCGCAAGATCAACCGGCTGGCGGCGCGCGAAGCCTGGCATGGAGCGAAATCGGAAAGCGGCGAGCCCTTGTGCCGGCGGCGCGACGGCCGCGGCGGCGGGTTCGAATTCCACGTTTCGCTGCTGCCGGCCGTCGCGCGCACAAGACTTGAGGCGAGAGCAGGGCGCGCGCGGCCCGAACCCGATATGCCGCGCGATGCCGGCGGTGCTGGCTCCAACGTCTCGCGGCGCGATGCACGGCTCTTCGTTTTGGCGCGGGCCGACGAATTCGCCCGCACCCACAGCGATCTTACCCGCCGCCAGGCGGATGAGGGTTATGCCAGCCTCTATCGCTCGGGCGTCCCCGACTGGGTGAAACACGCCGTTGGCCGCCTGTCGCAACCGACGCTCAAGCGCTGGCGACGTCTGCGCGACCGCGGAAGGTTCGATCTTGTCGCCGGCCGCCACGGAGAGCGGCGCGGCGGCCATGCCGTCAGCCGCCTGAAGGACGGCGAGGTCGCGACCTTCATCGGGGCGCTGATCGTCAAGCAGCCGTTCCTCACCGCGCCCCATATCCGCATGATTGTCGAAGGCCGGTTCGGCGAGGACCTCGGCGAACTGCCGGACTTGAGGAGCTTTCAGCGTTTCGTCTCGGCGTGGAAGCGCGACAATCGCCTGGCGATCAAGAAGCTCACCGATCCCGACGGCTTCAAGTCGAGTGCCAGACTCACCGGCTCGAACGCCAACGCCCATGTCACCCATCTCAACCAGCTGTGGGAGATCGACGCCTCGCCCGCCGACGTGCTGACGACCGACGGGCGCCATTCGATCTACGCGTTGATCGATATCTGGTCGCGGCGCATGGCGGTCTATGTCACCAAGACGCCGCGCACCGAGGCGACTTTGCTGCTGATCCGCCATGCTATTCTGGCGTGGGGCGTGCCTCAGACGATCAAGACCGATAACGGCTCGGATTTCGTCTCGCAACGCTTCGTCGCGGCGATGAATTCGCTCGGCATCGCGCACGATACCAGCGAGGCCTTTGCCCCGGAACAAAAGGGCACGGTCGAGCGGGCGATCGGCACGTTGCAGCGCGGCCTCATGCGGGTGCTTCCGGGTTTCGTCGGCCACTCGGTGGCCGACCGCAAGGTGATCGAACAGAGGAAGGCCTTCGCGCAGCGGCTGGGCGAAAGCGAGGAACAGGCCTTTTGCGTCGATATCTCGGCGGCCGAGCTGCAGCGCTATTGCGACGAGTGGTGCGCCAATGCCTACGAGCACCATCCCCATGCGGGGCTTGGCGGCGAGACGCCATTCCAGCGCGCCGCGTCCTACCGGGGCACGGTGGCACGGGTCGAGAACGAACGCGCCCTCGATCTCCTGCTGGCGCCTGTCGCTGGCAGCGACGGCTGGCGGCAAGTTTCGAAACAGGGCATCCGCCTCGACGCCGGCTGGTTCATCTCGCCCGAACTGATGCCGGGCCAGCGGGTCTATTGCCGCCAGGACCCGGAGGACATGGGCCGGCTTTACTGTTTCGAGTCGGAGGCCGGCCGCTATCTCACCACCGCCGTCTGCCCCGACCGCGCCGGCATCGATCCCAAGGCGGCGATCAAGGCGGCGCGCGAGCGGCAAAGCGAGCTGATCGCCGAGCGGACGCGCGACCTCAAGAGCGCCGCCCGGAAGATCAAGCCCCGCGACATGGTCGACTGGCTGCAGAAGGGGGCGCGGCGCCGCAGCGCCACAGTGACGGCCTTCCCGCACAAGGCGACGCCCCATGAGACGGCGGCACTGGCTGCCGCGGCCGATGCGACCGGCGCGCACGATCTCCCGGCGCTCGATCCCCAGGCCCTGCCGGAGCTCGCCGCCGCCAACATCGTCGCACTGCCCGAAACGCCGAAGCAGCGCTTCAAGCGCGCCTTGCGGATCGAGGAATGCGCCTCGCGGGGCGAGCCGGTCAAGACCGAGGAAGCGCTATGGCTCGGCTCCTACCGGACCACGGCCGAATACAAGTCGCACAAGGCGATGGTGGAGGATTTCGGACCGGACGCGGTCCTCGAAACGAGTTGAGGCCCGGAAGCGGCAACTCCCGGAGCCTCGTCAGTCTGCAAAGCGTTGATCAAGCGTAGGGACCAATCAACAGGAACAACTATGATGACAAACACCAACTACGTCAATCGCAGCGGCCCGATCGCGCCATTGCAGAATGTCCGGCTCTTCATGGAGCTGATCGAAAAGCTGCTCAATCGCGCCGGCCATCTGCCAGGGCTTGGCGTGTTCTACGGCTTCTCGGGCTACGGCAAGACCCAGTCGGCGATCTATGGCGCGAACCGCGCGGGCGCCTATTACATCGAATGCGGCGCATCGTGGAACGTGACCTCGCTCGTCGACAACATCTACCACGAGCTGACCGGCGGGCGCCTCAAGGGCACGGTCGCCGCCAAGGTGCGCGAGATCATCGCGATCCTGGGCTCCGACACGCGGCCGCTGATCATCGACGAGGCCGATTTCCTCATCAAGCGGGCGATGATCGACATCGTGCGCGAGATCGCCGACCGCTCGTCGGTGCCGATCGTGCTCATCGGCGAGGAACAAATCCCCGGCAAGCTCATCGCCTTCGAGCGCGCCCACAACCGGGTGCTCGAATGGCAGCCGGCGGAGCCGTGCAATCTCGACGACGCCAAGGCGCTGGCGAAACTCTACGTGCCGCTGCTCGATATTGACGCTGCGCTGCTCAAGCATGTGGTCGATACGACCGACGGCGTCACGCGCAGGGTGTGCTCGAACCTCGAACGCATCCGCGAATTCGCGGCGACCAAGAACCTCAAGACGGTGACCGCCGCCGATTGGGGCGGCCAGGCCTTCTACACCGGCACGCCCAAGCCCCGGCAACGCCGCCACGGGAGGGCCGCGGCATGAGCCTTGCCTACGACATGGGAGAGGAGGGCTTCGAGCCGCTCTCGACGCGCCGCTCGGTCAGCGTGCGGGTGCTGATCCCGGCGGGTCCCGAAACCCTGTGGCCCGCCATCCGCAAGGTGGGGATGCGCGGCACCTTCACGGCCATCGACGTGGCGCTCGCCGTCTCCTCCTCGCATGCGGTGGTCGAGAACTATCTCGCGAAGCTCCATGCGGCGGGCCACGTCACCAAGGGCGGCCACACGTCCGATGGTTACACGCTGTGGCAGTTGACCTCGAAGCGGCACTATCCCCCCTATGTCAATGGCCGCGGCGAACCCGCCCACGGCCATGAGGTGACCTCGCGCATCTGGCGGGCGCTCAAGATGATGAAACGCTTCACCATCTCGGAACTCTGCGCCCATCTCGACGACAAGGAGTTCCAGGTGCCGCGCGATGCCGCAACCCTTTACGTGAATGCGCTGGCGCGGGCGGGCTATGTCGAGACGACGAGCGCCGAAAAGATGTGCGGCGAGAGCCGCTACCGCCTTCTCGCCCACATGGTGACCGGGCCGCTGCCGCCCCGGCTGCTGCGCGCCCAGATCGTCTTCGACCCCAACCGCCAGGCGATCGCCGGCGGCCAGGTGCAGGCGAGCGAGGTCAGCCTATGAAGCGCGGGCCGGAAAAGGGCGAGGCGCTCAAGGTGTCGCTCGTCAATGCGCGCGAAGCGTGGGGAGCGGAACTTCCCGACTGGGTCGAGCGGCTGGCGGTCGAGGCCGATCGCACCTCGCAGAACCAGGCGGGACGCGAGATCGGCTATTCGGGCTCGGTCGTCCATTCCGTCCTCAAGCGCAACTACACGGGCAACATGGACAAGGTCGAGAAGGCGGTGCGCGGCCGCTTCATGAAGGCCGTCGTCGAATGCCCGGTGCTCGGCGAGATCGGCGCCGACGTCTGTCTCGGCCACCAGAAGCGGGCGATCGGGTTTTCGACCGCATCGAGCCACCGGGTGCAGCTCGCCCGCGCCTGCCGGGGCGGCTGTCCCCATTCGCAGATCGGGAGGTGACGATGGACAATCGCGGCCTGCTTCTCGACGTGCTGGGCGACCTTTCCGCCGATCTTCATTCGCTATCGGAACGCGGCTGCCACGCGAGCCCTGAGGCGCTGGGCGTTCTGGGCGAGATGGTGGAGGAAATCACCGAGCTTGCCGAGCGGGTGACGAGAGCCGGTCCGCCGCCCGCCGTCTGCGCGAAAATCCGCGGCATCATCGCCTATCTCGAAATCTGGCGGAGCAACCGCCAGGCGGACATCCCCGAACTCGGCATCGTCATCACCGCATTGCAGGAGGCGCACGCCATGGCGTGGACGCCGCCGGCGCCGCCGGTTCCGCTCCCCGCCAATTTCGTCAAGCTGCCGCGGAGGGCTCATTGAAGCACGACGAGCCCCTCGATCCGGTCATTTCGGCGGCCAAGGCCGCGCATTCGACCTGGTTCGCAATCACCCGCGTGTCGCTCGCCGAAACGATGGCGATGGCCCGCCATCTGCTGAAACTCAACGAGGCCGTGGCGGCGATCGCTGGGGCCTGCAACGACGCCAAAGCCAGCGGCGGGCTGCTCGACCCCACAGCCCTCCACGCCTTTCTCACCGACAATGAATTGATTTCACAGGAGACACCGCATGAACAGCCAGACACCGCTGCCGCCAGCTGAAACCTCCGCCGGCACTATCGACGTCGGCGGCAAGACCTACATGCAGGATGCCAAAGGCGCGCTGGTGCCATTGGGCCTGGTCAAGCCGGTCGACAAGCTGATGGATGAGGCGGTGCGCAAGATGATCGACTTCGCCCGCGATCTTTCGGCGCAGATCGCCCGCTTCAAGGGCCACTGTTTCGACGATGTCGGCTCGTTCCAGGCGCTGATCGCGCAGGAATATGGCGCGAGCTGCGGCGGGGCCAAAGGCAACATCACGCTCACCTCCTTCGACGGCACGCTGAAGGTCCAGGTGCAGGCGGCCGACGTGCTCGAATTCGGGCCCGAACTGCAGGCGGCGAAGAAACTCGTCGACCAGTGCCTGTCGGAATGGAGCGAAGGCAGTTGCGACGAGTTGAAGGCGATCGTCTCGCGCGCCTTTCAGGTCGACCGCGAGGGCCGCATCAACCGGGCCGAACTGTTCATGCTTTTGCGCACCGACATCGCCGATCCGCGCTGGAAGCAGGCGATGACGGCGATCCGCGATTCGATCCGCATCATCGGCTCCAAGACCTATATCCGCTTCTACGAGCGCGCCGACGCGGGCGCGTCATGGCGCGGCATCTCCATCGACCTGGCGCAGGCGTGAGGGAGGGGCACAATGACGGCGGCAGCCAAGGACGGCTTCATCAGCCAGGACATGAAGGATTTCCAACTGGCCGTGAAGGCCTTTTGCGTGGTCTTCGACAAGCAGCGGGAAGGGAACGATCGCGGCCAATTCCCGTGCCCCAAATGCGGCGGCGAATTCACGTGGTGGACGGTGGGGCGCAAACGCCATGTCCGCGGCCGCTGCTCGAACCCCGGCTGCCTGAGTTTCATCCAGTGAGCCGGAGCGACGTCATGCTGAAGGCAATGATCCTGTTCGGCTCCTGCGGGTTCGTGCTGTGGATGCTGACGCGATGAGCCGCTCCGATCTATGCGACCTCAATGTCGTCATCGTCGCGACCACGCCGCGGGCGGCAAAACTCAAGACGGCGTTTCGCGATTGCAAGCCGGTGTGGCTGCCGCTGTCGCAGATCGAGCTTGCGGCAAACGAGGACGGCAAGACCCACACGCTGACGGCGCCTGAGTGGCTGCTGATCGAGAATGGGCTGGTGTAATGGGAAACGCTCTCGGCACCCGCTGGCGCGGCAAGCTGCCGATCCCGGAGCATTGCCCGCTGCTGGTCCGGCTGTTCTTCTGCGAACTCAATCTGCAGCAGACGACGATCGGCGAAGTGGCGAGCCGCAGCGGCCTCGCCCGCCGCACGATCTCCGACTGGCGCTACCGCCGTGAGCCGGTGCTGTCGAACTTCAATGCAGCCCTCAACGTGCTGGGGCTCGAACTCGTCATCAGGGAGAAACGGCAATGAAAGTGACGCTGCAATCGACGAACTTCATCGTGACAGGGAATGGCGCCAAGGCGCGCCTGTGGGAAGGCGAAACCGAAAAAGGCATCAAGTGCTATGCCCTGATCCCGGTCATCGCAGCCCGGCGCGACGCCGATAACGGCGAGTTTGAACTCGACCTGCAGGAATGCTTCCCGGCATCCGATGAAGCGAGGCGGATTTTCGATGCGCGGATGATCCTCTGATGAAGGCTCTGCGCAACCGGCTGATCGCCAAGCTGCACATCGCCAAGAAGCAGCTGGGGCTCGACGAGGAGATCTATCGCGACGCGCTCGAACTGGCGACGGGCGCGCGCTCGGCGAAGGCGATGACTGACGCGCAGCTCGTAGCCGCGCTCGAACATTTCAAGACGAAGGGCTTCGATGACAAGTCCAAAACGGTTGCGCCGGCGACGCCTTATCTCCGGAAGCTGCAGGCCTTGTGGGTGTCGGCATGGAATCTGGGCCTGGTGCGCGACCGCCGCGACAGCGCCATGGAAGCCTTCGTCCAGCGGCAGACCGGCCTTGCCTCGGCGCGGTGGCTGGTCGATCACGCCGCCGCCAAGAAGGCGATCGAGGCGCTCAAGGACTGGATGGCGCGCGAGGCGCAGGTCGACTGGAACATGGGCCGGCGCAAGCACGCGCCCGGCTATTACAACCTGCCGGCCTTCCAGGTCTGCGCCGCGCAATGGCGGCTGTTGCAGAAGGCCGGCCTTCGTTTTCACGTGAGCGCCGATGCGTCATGCGACGTCGAAGCCTATGGCCGGAAGATACTGGGTGGCAATGTCGCCGAGTGGCCGAATGCCACCTGGGCGAGGCTCACACGCATCTTCGGCGCCGAGATCAGGGCGGCGCGCAAGGCGAAAAAGCGCGCCGCATGAAGCGCTTCGCCACCATGCGCGACCTGATTGGCGACATCGACGCAACGCTCCATCCGGGCGAGGCTTCGCATCACGGGACGATCGAGGACTGGCGCCGGATCGCCCGCGACGGACAGATGACCGGCAAGGTGGTGATGGTCGACCGCGCCTACCCACACGATCCCGAAGATGCGCAGGTGATGATGCTGGTTGCCAGTGAAGCAGGGTTCCTCGTGCGGGTGCCGCTGACACCGGCCGAAGTGAAGGCGCTTACGGGCTTTGCCGAAGTGGAGGGCCGGTGATGGAGCAAGGGGCTGCCCTGTCGATCGTCACCGGCGACACCCATGTGTTCGTCCGGGTGCTCGACGGCAATCG